AGAGTTTGTAACACTGATTTCATACAACTTCTACTGTATCCTGTTGCATATGGGTAACTATCATCAACATTATTAGGATCAGCAGGATCTATTGATTTGGCATTATAACATACATCAATTGCTTCCTCTAAACTCTTAATCATTCGCTTTATTTCATAGTTCGGTACTTTAGTGTCTGTCAAATAGTCTGTCATGAGTTTAACCTCCAATCAATCTTTAAGTAATCATTATCATGGTATCTTCCTATTGCTTCAGGTTCATCCTCAAATATAAATTCTTCACAAAAGTATTCTGCACTTATATTACCTAATCTTTCACATGCTCTGAGCATTTCACCAATCTGACTATCATCAAGATCCAAATAGTCAATGCAAAATGCAATGTCCTTCTCAAGTTGTTCAGTTGCAGAGATCATGATTCCTCCTTAATAGTGTTAAGAACTGATGCTAAATGTTCCTCTCCTAATTGTTCTTCTATCTCACTTTTTAACTCTTCATCAGTATACTTATCATAGGACAATTCTAATGAGTCGTATATAAATTGTGCCATTTCTGAGAGATCCATGTTATCAAGAATACCCTCACAAAGTGCTTGTCTTAGTTGATAATTGCTCATCAGTTTGCCTCCTTTGGATAAAGGTCATGTGCATAGGAAAAAGGGACAAGAGTTATCAATTAAGACTGATAACCTTGTCCCAAAGTGAATCAAATGTTTTGGGATCTGAATCATCAAGTGTCTCATTTAGATCTAAATCTGCAATGGTTGAGAATAAATCAGTGAGCATTTGTGCTTCAGATTGTGTTAGTGTTAATGTAGGCATAATAGAAAAATAGTAAAGTAAATAATGAATCAGTTGTTGTAATCCCAAAACCTACGCATAACCTCTGAATTGATCATCTCTTCAGTGTATTTTGCAAGGGTTTCAGTATCAATCAATTCTGTCATTACTTCCTCATAGATGTTTTCTAATAGGACTTCATTTGCTAGTGTTGACATAATTAAAAGAATGGTAAAAACTTGGTGAGGGAGCAGTGCATTGCTGCATCTGTCTTAATGGGACAACCCGTTTCGGGAATTTCCCTCCCACATTCTTATAATAGCAGGTTTTGGACCCAATGGGGGAAAAAGTGGACACTTTGTCAGGTGGCACACATATCACTATACATTGTCTCCTCAATCTGATATGCTTGAGTTTCTCTTACCTCATTATCTTTTACACCAAATATATCCTGAACCACATGGGTAAATTCATGGAATAATGTACGATAATGTTCTTCATTATCTAAATCCTTATCAACATGAACTAACCATGAATCATCATCTACTTGTTCACACCATCCCTTGACATTATCATCTGTTAAATCACAATAATGTACTTCAATTTCCTTTTGCTTAAATTCATAAGCACTGAATCTATTGAACCAATCATATGCACTAACAGCAATAGTATGATTGGAATAGTTATCACCTGATGTGCATAATGTCATGATGCTGTGTGCTCCTGTAATGAAATTTGCTCTTCAAAGAATACTCCACCATCTGAACCATACATTATTTGTTTCCATTCATTATCTACCTGTTTGTATACTTCAAGACATTGTAATTTGCCTTCAGGTGTACTAGTTTCCCACACTCTTGTGTACCCTTCATGTGTATCATCAAAGAGAAATCCTTGCTCTTGAATAGAACGAATGAATCTCTCTTCAGTTAAATTAATTAGTGTCATGAGTTTAAGATAGGATTAGTAGAAATTACCCTTGCTTTAGGATTACGTGCTAGTGCAGTTTCAATGGCATCTTTCCTATTAATTGCATGTACTTTCTCTTCAAAGAGAGAACCACCAACATACAATTGGACTTTCCATTTCATTTAACTTCCTCCTTTTTAACTGGTTTGTTTGACATTGATGGAGTCCAGACTTGACCATTTTTATACCACTCTTTCACAATACTCCTTCTTTTATTTAATAATTCAGCATACCTTTCTTTCTGCGTTATATTAAACTTAAAGTTCTGCGTAACATATGTTTTCTTTAACTCTAGTAACTCTTTTAATACTTTTGAGGATGTCATGGTAATAATGAATAAAGGACAGTTAGAGAGGCATATAGATGCCTTAGAGAGTGCATTTATACTCTAGTTCTGTTAAAGTTCGCTCTACTGAATATCTCCCTATCAATGAGTTTAAATGTTCCAAACTCATTAGTCATGACTATACCTTCATGACCTACTTCTTCACCATGAATATAACATTCAACTTCCTCATCTACACCAATATATTGCATTAAATCATCTTTAATTGATTTGACTAGTAACCATAACCTCATGAGATTAGGGTTATCAAATTCTTCAGGAATAATAGGTATTCCCTCACTTATTCTACAGTTAACTTTCTTCATTATATTCTTTGCTTCATTAACTGTAGCAAAATCTACAGCACCAGATATAACTCTTGCAAAGTCACATATGTCCTCAATATCATCTAAATGCTCATCAATTTCAACCCATGGTTTAAACCAATAAACGGAAGATGTATCTATTTCATATGTACATTGCATAGGAAATTTAACAGGATGCGCAACAGCATGCCTTAAATCTCCCTTCTCTTGTTGAGTATAACCAAACTCTGGTATTGTATACTCTGTATGTGGTGCAATAATTATTTCCTTATCAATTATATAAGGAAATGCATAGGCAATTGTGTTAGGTTGGAACACATTATCACCACCATAACCAACAAAATCACCCTGATAAATCTTATCAGTTTTTGGTAAGTTGTTGAAACAGGCATGCAAAATGTGTGCTACCTTTCTAATATGACCATGATTCTTCTCAATGTCATCATGAGATTCATTGATCATTATCTTTATTTTGTTGAACACAGATTTAGTGCCAACAAAGAAATTACCAGTTGCAGGATTTGTCCCCCAAACTATTGCTGGTGAACCATCAATCTTGACTGATAACTTACCCTTTGAAGTAAACCATTTTAACACTGATAAATCACCAGTTAAAATAGAATCTTCAGGGTGATGTAAGTGTGTGTTTTTCATACTGTAAGTATAGCAAGAAAAAAGCACCCATGGGTGGGTGCTTGTGACAGTTTAAGAACTGGTTTTAGGTCCAAACTCTTTGTTGTATGTTGCCTTAACATATTCAACAGACTTGTTGATATATGGGGAGACAAAATCAACTCCTTTTTTGATATCATTCCACAGTTCCATAGTCTCGAACTGGTGGATTTGCCATCTTACTTTGATATCGTCCATGTAATCTTTTCTAGAAAGATTAGGTTTTTCTGGACGAGTCATGGGAGTTGGTGTTTCAGTCACTTCCTTAATCTCAACTGGTTGTTGATATTTAGTGACTGACTCCTTAGCAACAACTTTAGGAGTGGACTTCTTAACAGGAGATTTAGCAATGGTTGCTGAGGATCTTCTGCGTGTTGCCATGTGTGTCATGTCTGAGGACTCCCTAAGTATACAGGAAAATCAGGGCATTTCCCCCATTTTGTTACCAAATGAAACAAAAAGGTCCACTTTATCAACTGTCCACCATTTAATAAAACTTTTGTCCATTAAAACTATTCTCTACTTCAACAAGTACAGTATCTAATACTCTATGAACAGCACTTGCCATAAATCTATAACCACTCCCAACATATAATTGTCCTGCTAATACTGAAACAGTTGCAGTTCCCCAAAAGATATAATAAAACCTCGACTTAACTTGAGCACGTTGTTTATATAATCTTTTATCTGTTTTATCCCATTCAGGTAGTGGAGCAACCATCACTTATGTATCATTTAATTACATTATTGCATGAAAAAACCCCCATGTCAAGCATGAGGGTTTAAAATATTACACTATTAAATTTAATTAAACTAAAATCTCCTTACAAATACGTTTACAACTTGAATGGTCATCCTCACACTCAATTAGGCAGTCAAAATAATCGTTGACTAACTCCCTGTCTACTGATTCTTGGGACTTTTCTATCTCTTTCCATGCTGCTAATTGATTAAATGACATAATGTTGTGCATAAAACTCTCCTGATTAACTAACACATAATGTAGGAGTTTAGTGCATTCCTCCTCCTTTAATTCTACCACTATTTATACAAATTGTCAGCAAATTACCATATAACTGATACATTTCTCAAATATGTATTATTACTCATCATTATTGAGTATCTAATGGTCTACCCTCTTGTGCTTTATACATTGCTGCTAATCTATCAAAATGTTCCTCCATTCTTCTATTCTTTATATACTCTAACTGATCCCAATCCTGCTTGTAACATAACAAAAGAGTATGTATTTTCTTATGCTTGTAATTCCTAGAATACGCACAATCTGGTCTTGGTTTAACTCCTACTTCAATAGTAATATATTCAGTTGGTTCAGTAAATCCTTTCTTCTTTTCCATTGGTGGACATTTAAAATATACCCATCCTTCTTCTGTATCACCATTGGGACGATTCCACCTTACATAATCATCAACTTTAGGATCATAGGTCATTTAAATACTCCAAGAATAGAACTTCATCATTCTCTTCAATATTATACTCAGAATATAATGCATCAGCATCATCTAACTGATTATTTTCAACCAATTCACATAACCTTTCATTCCAATAAGAATGTAATTCAAGCAGAGCAGATCTTTTGGTTTGGTTCACTTAATCATCTCCTAGTTACAGAAATAGCAGGTTGACCCTTTTCAAATATGGTATCAACAACTGCCTGAACTTTCTTTGATGTGCTAATACCAACTCTATCATACACTGGAACACAAACTATGCCAAACTGTTTGTTAACATTTCCTTTCCTAATTACCCTCCCTATTGTCTGACTAATACCAGTATGATTCATGGACCTTAAGAACAAAACTGCTTCAAGACCATTTACATTTATACCCTCACATAATATGCTGTGATGTAACACAACAAAGCGAGTATTATCTTTTCCCCACTTATTTAATGTCTTAAAAAACTCTTCTCTACTCACCTTAATTCCATTGATAAATGCACCAGTCTTGGCAGTAATATACATCCAATTATATCCTCTACCATATAATTCTGTTCCTAATTTACTATTATGAATCAACTTAACTATTTGTGATGTCTTTCTAGCACAAATAAGTATCTTATCTACATTTTGAGAATCAATACTAGACAATATATTATCAGCATCCTCTTCACATGTTACTCTCCTATCTTTTATCATCTCATACTTATTCACTACAACTTTAGGAGGTAGAATATAATCATTTGCTATTAACTCAGGAGCAGGGACTTGTTCAATAACTTTACCATAAACCTTCTCATTATTCATTCCTGGTTTCTCGTCAGTAGTACTATGACGAGGAGTTGCAGTAAAGAAATAACAGCGAATACCATCCACACTTGAATAAAATTCAGTAGGAGGATAAAAATGTCGTTGAACACTGTTATGTGCCTCATCAAAGTATATTGTATCTACAGGAGTTCCTGACTCTTGTATTCTATGTAGAGAATGATAAGTTGTAAAAATTAACTTATTAAACCTATAATTATCTGTAACCCAGTCACGAATAGTCTTAGAATTTGTAGTAGAAAAATATGAAGTATCACCACTATGTACGTGTAATACTTTATACTTGAGCATGGGATTCACATTTAAACTCTCAATGAAATCCTCACACAATTGCTGTGCTAATAATATCCTTGGTGCAACAATCACAATGGTCTTTCTATCAGGTTGCTTATTAATTACATGCCACTTGCAACCATTAAACTGTGATTGTGCATCCTTAATCATACACAAAGTCTTTCCACCTCCAGTAGGAACTATTACCTGTCCCTTGGATGTGTGTTTCATTCTATTGACTATACGTTCCTGGTGAGGACGTAATTTAATCATGAAATTAACTCAGTAAGCATACAATAAACCCCCTGACTGCAAAAGTCAAGGGGTAGTGGACACTTCTCAATCTGTCACAAATCTTTCTAATGGAGATGTGACTGCATTTATTCTATCTTGTATTATCTTACAATATTCTTCAGATAATTCTACTCCAATAGAATTAAACTCTAATTCTTTTGCTGCTATTAATGTAGTTCCAGATCCAGCAAAAGGATCATAAACTGTTCCACCTTTAGGGGTTATTAATTTAATCAAATATTTCATTAATTCCATATTCTTAACTGTTGGATGATTGTTTTCAATAGTTCTATTATGCGTTCTTTCTTTCACAGAACTCTTAGTAGAATAAAAGAATCGACTAGCAGTTCCCTCATCACAGTATGTTGTATCTCCAATATATCCACCTCCACCAAATACACCTCCACCATATTGTCTACCTTGATAATCTTCTACACCATAATTTCTACTCCATCCATTACCTCTTTCACCAAACTTAGCAAACTCTTGCTCTACCTCATCACTCCCATCATGTAATACATTACCTGCCCATCTTCCTGATTCTAATCTACTCTCTTCA